ATTTGACGCAACATAAATAAAACTGTAAAGAACTAGAAAACCATGGCGAAACAGCTAGTCGGTATCGATCTTCTGCAAATGATGGGACAGGTGATACCCTAAGAGACGGTGCCATTAAATACAATTCAAACTTTGACGAACTGTATGATCGTCTTGGTAACGCAACTGATATTCTAATTGATATCGGTGCTGGTATCACTGAGGGACAGGTTCTCCAATGGAGCACCACTCCCAATCCTGCCTTCCGTGCAGCAGACTTTAATCTGCTGACTGGTAATCTGGATACCAATGGTAATGAGATTCAGTCTGATGGCACAGACGCCATTGTAATTAAACAGACTGGCACTGGTGACATCCAACTGTGGGCAGGTGGATCTGGTTCTGCATATACCTACATTGATGGAGACGATGGATACCTCAAATGGTATGCACCATATGCTGAACTTGCAAATCTTCCCGATGCAAGCAATCATCATGGTATGTTTGCACATGTTCATGGTACTGGAAAGGGATATGTTGCCCACAATGCTCAGTGGATCCCTCTGGTAGATGAAACCCAGAGCATCACTGTTCTTGCTGATGTAGACACCACAGTAAATGGTGGTCCTGCTGATGGTCAGGTTCTGAAATGGGTTGCTTCCACTGGTAAGTGGTCTCCTGCTAACGATGAGCAGGGAACTGGTGGTACAGGCACCACTCAAAATCTATTTGAGACTGTCAATGCTGATACTGGCACTACCACTGCTTCTGCTCCTAACGATACCCTCATTATTGCAGGTGGCACTAACATCTCCACTACTCTGGTTGGTGATACTCTTACTATTGATATGACAGGCACCTTGGGTGACCTGGACCAGAATGTATTCACCACTTTTGGTGCTGATAATGGTAGTACCACTGCTACTGTGACAACAGACAGTTTGAATTTTCTGGGTGGTACTGGCATTTCCACCAATTTGAACGCTGGTGCTATTACTATTACCAACGATTCACCTAACGTCGTTCAAGATGTTCTCAAAACTCTTGCAGGTGACTCTGGTTCCTACACCGCTGCTGCTGCCGATTCCACTGTCACGATTGCTGGTGGCACTGGGATTACTACTGCGGTATCTGGGTCAACGCTTACTATTACTAACACTGTCGCGCTACCCAGTGCAACAGAAGGACAATCTCTGGTTAAGGGAGCAACTGCATATGAAGGAGTAGCATCTCCTACTCTGAGTTATGACTTTACTGCTGCTGACAGCAATAACTATACAGTTGATGGTCCTGGTATTAGCAGCGAAACAGATCCTACAATCTATGTGTATCGTGGATTCACATACAGATTCAACAATCAAACTGGATCTTCTCACCCACTTGAAATTAGAGTATCCTCAGGTGGTGCTCAAATTAGCGGAACCACAGGTTCCATCAACGGTGTCCAATATTGGACAGTCCCCCAGAGTCTTGCTGCTGGCACAACATATGTGTATCAGTGCAACATTCACTCGTCTATGGTCGGTAATATCGTGGTGGTCTAATGCCAAGAACAGTTCCTGGAAGTGGTGCAGTAATCGAACCAGTCTTTAACTCCGTACAGGGTGTTAAGGACGTTATTGTAGTTAAAGGTGGTAGTGGATATGATCCAAATGACCCACCTAGATTAACTATTGCTAACTGTGGTACACCAATCAGAGATGCAGTTCTTAGAGCAAACATCGCTGATAATGGTGAAATTTTGTCTGTGGATGTGGTTGATCCTGGTGAAGGATACAATCCCCTCAGACTTTTGATTGAGAGTAACGATCCTGGAACTGTTCCTGCTGATGCAAATATCTATCTCAATGAAGATGGATCTGTTAACTTTTTGCAAGTTAATCAACCTGGTGATGGTTTCTTCAACGCATCTGCTAGGTTGGTTGGTGGTGGTGGATCTGGTGCAGAACTGGTTCCTGTTACTGGAAGTGTGACAGGTCTTTCTGTTGAAAATACTGGTAGAAATTATTCTGGTGAAGACATCACTCTGGTTATCACTGGTGGTGGTGGACAGGGTGCCACAGGTGTTGCTGATGTTAACCAATTTGGTGTAGTTGAAAGCATCAACATCACAAACCCAGGTGAGTTCTTTGAAACTCCTCCAATTATTCAATTGATTGGTGGTGGTGGATCTGGTGCAACGGCAGAAGCAGATATCAATCTTGGTAGGATTGATAGTATCAATCTACTCAATCCTGGCGGTGGATATACTGCTGCACCTCAGGTTATCTTCACCCGCGATACTAATCTGATCAGGGCACAGAGAAATAGAACGTCTTTGGTCTCTGACTTCTACAACATGACAGCATTGATTAGAAATGCTGCTGCCGCTGATAGCACTCTATACGTTGAAACAACAGAGGCATTCCCTGGATCTGGTAAGTTTCAGGTTGGTAGAGAGATTGTCAGATATACAGGTAAAACTCCAATCTCCTTTACTGGTTGTGATAGAGGTATTAACTTCCGTTATGACCAGCGTGTGATTCTTGATAACCTTGCAACTAATCCCGCTACTGGTATTTCTGGATATTCTTTTAGTGTTGCTGACAGAATCAGAAGAGTCGAAGAAGACAAAACAAATAAAGTTGCCATTGTATACGACTGGCGACCCGATACAAGAGAACTGTTCTTAACGTTTGAGGTTGATGAACTAGCGTTCATTGATGGTGGTAGATCCAGTGAGAGTAGTGCTGTTATTCAGTTTGTTGCTGGTGTTGCAGGTTCTTCTGGCACAGGGGTTGAACCTCACATTCTCTTGGAAAGTGAAACTGGTAGCATTGTTACCTTTACTGATCCGATTGGCACTCTGGAAGGATTTGTATTTGAAGACGATGATGAACTTGATGGGGATGGTGACGGCATTATTGACCTGGTAAATACTGATACTGATTTTGAGAATGCAATTAGTCTCGATGGTGGTATTGCATCATCTCTGTATGGTATTGAGGAAACTGTTGGTGGTCAGAACACTACTCTGTTCCAGCAAGGTGATCAGATCTATGACTCTAATCTCATCCCACTAACAGCATCTGTCACAGTTGCTGGTCTTTTGGGTGATGGTATTGAGCATGTATCTGCATCTACATTGAAGATTAAGAATTGGAATAACACTTTGTATAGTATTGGTGAGACTGTTACTGGTAGTTCCACAGGTGTTACTGCAACGGTAGTTTCCTTTACTAGCGAAGCCGACGACTTTGGTTACACATATTTGTATGTGGACAATATTACTAATAATGGCAACACTTACAAATTCACTACATCAGATACCATCGCTGGGCAATCTAGTGGTGCAACAGGTCTATTCACCAAACAAGAATACACTAATCTTGTCAGAACTGAACCTGAGTAAACTCCATAAATAAAAGGAAGGTAATTGCTGAAAGATGGCACTTCTAACAGATCAATTTAGAATTTTTACTGCGAAACGATTCATTAAATCGTTGGAGGGTGCCGATCCCACGCAGTCTGACCTCGTTGCGGGAGCGAATAGAGATCGTCTCTATGTGTTTATCGGTCGTCCCCAAGAATGGGACAACGAGAACGCACCTCCGACTCCTGTGGACTCGTTCCAAGAGTTCTCGGATACCTATTCCGATATGATCTCCTTGAAGCGTGTCCTTGCTTCGGATACCATTCAGGTGGTTCGTCGTATTGACTGGACTCCCCCAGAGCAAACCACTGGTGGTCTGGGTTATGTTTATGATATGTATCGCCATGACTATTCTTCCACGAAGACAGCATCATCTGGTGCTACGAAACTTTATGACGCAGATTTCTACGTCGTTAACTCGCAGTATCAGGTGTATAAGTGCATCTACAATGGCACTTCTCCTTCTGATCCTAACGGTAAACCTTCTACTATTGAGCCTACTGGCACCTCCACTTCAATTATCACAACTGCTGATGGTTATCGTTGGAAGTATCTTTATACGATCCCTGTTGGTCAGGTTCTGAAATTCTTCTCCAACGATTACATGCCTGTGCTCAGCGATGTTGCTGTGACAGGTGATGCTGTTGGTGGTGAGATCGACAGTGTGGTTATCCAAGCATCTGGTACTGGTTACAACAACGGTACTTATGAGAACGTTCCCATTAAAGGCGATGGCGTTGGTGGTCGTGTTTCTCTGGTGGTTGACGGTGGTAAGATTGTTTCTGCCACAGTGACCTCTGGTGGTTCTGGATACACCTTCGGTAAGGTCGTCATTGACGAGATCAACGGTATTGGTGCTGGTACAGGTACTGGTGCTGCTATCGACGTTATCATTCCTCCCGACACTGGTCATGGTTCCGAACCAACCAAAGAACTTGGTGGTTATCGTGTGATGATCAACACGAAGTTCACCTACGATGAAGGTTCAGGTGACTTCCCGACTGATAACGACTATCGTCGTATTGGTCTGGTGATCAACCCCAACCAGTATGGCACAACAGAACTGACATCTGCCATTACACTGTCCGCTACGAAGGCAGTGATCTTCTCCCCCACATTCACTGGTCAGTTCCAAACTGACGAAATCATCACACAGTCTAGAACTGTGGGTGGTCAGCAGGTGACTGCTCGTGGTCGTGTGATTTCCTGGAACAATACAACCAAAGTTCTGAAATACTATCAGAACAGAATCGATGGTGTGTTCCCTGAGATTACTGGTAACCTCACAGAGTTTGAAGGCGGTAACCCTGTAACTGGTTCTACATCAGGTACATCCGCTGACCCTGACATCAACTTCCCTGTTGTGTCTGGTGTCTCTACTCGTATTATTAATAATACTGAGTATGACCTTGGTATGTCGTTCACTAATGGTTATGCAAAACCAGAGATCGAACCTAACTCTGGCGAAATCATCTATATAGATAACAGAGGCGCGATTTCTCGTGCTGGTGACCAAATTGAAGATATCAAAATCGTAATCGAGTTCTAAGAGATGCCCCAGAATACCAACCTCAATATTGCTCCTTACTTCGACGATTTCGATAAGGACAAGAACTTTTACAGAGTTCTCTTCCGCCCTGGATTCCCAATCCAAGCGAGAGAACTTACGACCATGCAATCGATCTTGCAAAATCAGATCGAAGCAATGGGACAGCACCTCTTCAAAGAGGGTGCGATGGTCATCCCTGGACAAGTTGGTTACGACTTGAATGTTGAATGTATTCTCATTCAGCAGGCATTCCTTGGGGTTGATGTTGAGACATACAGAACTCAACTGACAGGTAAAATCATTGAAGGTCTGACGACGGGCATCAAAGCGAAAGTCCTTTATTCGATTCCTGCCACAGAATCTGAGCGTGGTTATATCACACTCTATATTAAGTATGTGGAGTCTGGCGACACCACTTCTGACACCAAAACCAAGAGATTCCAAAACAACGAACAGTTGGTTGCTGAACAGGAGATTACCTTTGGTAACACCCTGATCGAGACTGGTTCTCCGTTTGCTCAACTCCTGCCAGTAGACGCTGCACAAATTGGTTCTACTGCATATATCAGCGAAGGTGTTTACTTCATCAGAGGACACTTTGTTGATATTCCTTCCGAATATATCATCCTTGACCAATATACAAACAACCCAAGTTACAGAGTTGGATTTGAAGTTAGCGAGTCAATTATCACACCTGAGGATGACCCGTCTCTCACAGACAACGCCATTGGTGCATCCAATTACTCGGCTCCTGGTGCTCACCGATTCAGAATTAAGACTCAACTTGTTAAGAAGCCAATCGATGATGACACCGACAAGAACTTCATCGAACTGCTTCGCATCAGGAACTCATCTGTTGAGAACTTTGTTGACCGTACGGAATATAACGAGATCGAGAAGTCGATTGCTCGTCGTACATTTGAAACGCATGGTGACTATGTTGTCGATACGTTCGACGTTCGTGCCAGAGAGCACCTAGATGATAATTTTAACAATGGTGTATATCAACCTGGTACAACTTCTGCTGATGGCAACGTTGCTTCTGAAATGTATGCTGCACTGGAAGTTGGTCCTGGTAAAGCATATGTAAAAGGATATAGAACTCAAATCCTTGCACCCACATTTGTAGATACACCGAAACCTCGTACTTTCGTTGGTCGTCAGAACCAGATCATTCCTATTGACTTGTCCAACGCTGTCGAAGTATATGACGTTTGGGGTTGGCCTCGTATCTCTGGTGAGAACGTATCGGAGTGCTATCAGACTGTTGACCTGAGAGACAACTGGTTGGGCACTGGTCCTTCTCAGTCTGTTACTGGCAACCTAATCGGTAAAGCAAGAGTTCTGCAACTTGAAAAAGATGGAGGCAGATATAATTGCTTCCTGTTCGACATTCAGATGTTTACTGCTATCAACTTTGCCTCTTCCCAGAGCATCATTGATGGCGAACTTCTTGTTGGTCGTTCTTCTGGTGCAAGAGGTTATGTATACTCGGCAGCAGGCGACTATGCAATGCTCCACCAAGTCTCTGGTCGTTTCCAGACAGGTGAAGTCATCCTGAGAGATGGTAGAGTCCTTGATGTATGTAATGCGGTCTGGGCATATGATAGGGGCGATGCTCGCTCCATTGTTGGATACGAATCCAGCACAAATCCCACTGTAATCTTTACTGCATCTCTTGCTCTTAGAGAATCTATCTCTTTGATTGGTAAGACTGTCACTGTGGATCAGGTAACTGATGAGGATGTTGTTGGTTTTGATACAGTGTTCTCCGAGGACCTTCGTCCTGGCGACGTAATCTCTCCAACAGCAACTGATTTCAAGGGATCTACTTCTCTGCGTATTGAGAGAATTGATCCTACTGCTATTGCTTACACCACTAACAATAGGAAGTCTAGTGGTCTGTCCCCCGTCTTTGACTTCGGTTCTCAGACAGCATCTATTGACACCAGCCTAACTAAGGGCACTGTTGCTAATGGTGAGTATCCTGCAACCCAGGTCACTCGTCTGCGTCCTATCTTCTCTGAGAAGGTAAACCGAGATGGCGAACTGGCGATCGATATGCCAAAGGTTGCCATTAAGTCCATCTCAGATGAATCGTTTGTTTCTATCAAAACATTTGCAAACAAACCTCTGTCTTCTGGTGACGTGACTTTCACGCTTCCCGAAAACGAGCAGTTCACAACCCTTGATGGTGAGAATTATAATCTTACAATTAACGTTGGTTCTAACGACAACACTGGATATGGGTGGAGTCCTGGCACAAACCTCGATATTGAGGCAGAATCTGAGAAACAAACCCCAACTATCGGTGTATCGTTTGGTGCCAACCGTCAGTCTCTTCTGATCACTGGTTTGAACAATGGTAGTGGTGGCACCGTTAACGACATCAGTCGTGTGACACTTACTGCTGCTGTTTCGGTTAATACCGTTACCAAGAAAATTAAGACTGCTGCGAAGATGAGGACCATGAAGGTCATTCGCACTAGAAACCAAACTGATGTTACTAATTATGGTTTGTCCTATGGTAACCTGTATGGTACTCGCATCGAAGATGAGGAAATCTCATTCGCTCTGAATGATGTATACAAACTCCATGCTGTGTTTGAATCTGAGGACGATGATGATGCAAAAGTTCCATACATCACTCTGACCGAGAATGTATTCTTTGACAATGGTTCTGTTATTGTTGGTCGTACTTCTAACGCCAGAGCGAGAGTTGTATCATTTAATGCCAATAACAATAGACTATATGTTGTCCCCGTATCGACTGAGTTCTTCACAACTGGTGAAACTGTCGATGGTTTCGATGATGATCTGAACAGCCTCGTTGCTGTCATCGATGACGGTGAGAATGCTCTGGAAGAAGGTTCCAAGAACATCACCTCTAACTTCGCCCTTGATAGCAATAAGACACCTTTCTATTACAGTGTGTCTAAATTGGTGAGACAGGCAGGCACATCCGAACCTAAGCGTAAGTTGGCAGTTGTGTTTGACTACTTCATCCACGAAGCATCTGGTGACTACTTTGCTAACCAGTCGTATACTGGTATCGGATTCTCGGATATTCCCAGAGATCGTAGTGATCGTAATACAAGATATGTCACTGACACCATTGACTTCCGCCCTGCGGTTGGTGAACTTGCATCTGGATCTGGTACAGTTGAGCAACCATATTATGTGAATTGTAAGTCTCTCGACTTCACATCTCGCGTTTTCACTTCAACTGGTGGTGCAGGTGGTTCTACCATCTTCAACATCCCCAAGGTAGAAGAGCAGTTCCGTTGTGACTATGAATATTATCTGCCCAGACAGGACAAACTGTACATGGCGCATGATGGCGATCTGAAACTCTCTATGGGTGTTCCTGCTGAGGATCCCCCAGAAGCAGATAACATTGATAACGCCATGCTGCTGGCAAAGATCCAGTATGAACCCTATGTTTATGATGTAGAGGACGATATTCTTATCACTCTGCACCAGCAGCGTCGTTATACGATGGAAGACATCGGTAACATCGACCGCCGCTTGCAGTCTCTGGAATACTATACCTCTCTGTCCTTGCTCGAATCTGACGCCAGAAACGTCAAGGCACTTGACTCTGATGGTTTTGATAGATTGAAGAATGGTTTCTTGGTGGATGACTTCACCGATCACTCTTCTTCTGATCTTACTTCTTCTGACTACAAGTGTTCTCTCGACTTTACTGAGGGCGTTCTGAGACCTTCCCACTATACAACTAACGTTTCACTTCAATACAACGGCGCACAGTCTTCTAACTTGGTCTATTGGAGAGAGAATCCTGCACTGGGCGGTAAGACTGGTGCAAACATCCTTACTCTTCCATACGAAGAGAATGCTGTTATTATTCAACCATATGCATCTCGTTTGGAGAACGTGAACCCGTTCAACGTGTTTACTTTCATCGGACGTATTGACCTTCTGCCTGCATCTGACGACTGGACCGACACACGTCGTGTTCCTGCTCGTGTTACCACTATTGAAGGCAACTTCCAAGCAACTCGTCAAAGATTCGGCACAAACAACCAAGGTTTCGCACCTGTACAGTGGCGTGCTTGGAGAACTACCTGGACTGGTACTAGAAGACAGAACGGCAGAACATGGAGAGAGACCTCCTTCTCTCGTGGTGTACCGAGACGTGTTCTTGCTTCCACGACGACTGTCACGACACGTCGTCAAGTTAGATCTGGTACTCGTATCAGAGTTGTGCCTAGAATCGACCGTCGCTCCTTGGGTGATAGCGTCATCGATAGCACATTTATCCCATGGATCCGCTCCCGTAACGTCGGTTTTGACGTGGAGCGTGTGAAGCCTAAGACCAGAATGTATGCATTCTTCGATAATGATAACATTCAGAACTACATTATCCCCAAACTGATTGAGATCATCAAGAACTCTGGTGAAGATCCTCAAACAAACGAAACTCCTTTCGTTATTGGTGAGACTGTATTTGGTCTGAAATCTGGTTGCAGATTCCGTGTCGCCGCACCTAATGATGGTTTGACAACCAATCCATACAGTGCAACTAATGATTCTCTGCCCGACTCTTATGCATCGCAGACTAATATCCTGAACATCGATACCGAAGTTCTGTCTGCCACAGTGAATCCAAACTTCTTTGGCAACTTTGCGGTTGGTGAAGTTCTGATTGGCAGAACATCTGGTGCTCGTGCTGTCGTTAAGGACCGTCGTCTGGTCTCTGATCTACTAGGTATCATCAAGGGTGCCTTCTGGATTCCCAATCCCGCTAACGATTCCAACCCCCGTTGGGCAACTGGTTCCAGAGTCTTCCGTCTGTCTTCTTCTGAGGAGGATAGCAGACTGCCAGGTGCTGTTGACTCTGCTGCTGAGGCAGAATACACAGCAAGAGGTACACTCAACACTCTGCAAGAAAACATCCTTGCTGTTCGTAACGCCAGGGTTGTTAGAGATACCGTTACCCAAAGAAGAACTGTTCGTACAGTTCGTACCAACACCAGACAGGTTGGTTGGTGGGACCCTCTGGCACAGTCCTTCTTGCTGGAAGAGCAAGGTGGTACATTTGTGACAGGTGTGGACATCTTCTTCGGCACAAAGGATCAAAAGATCCCTATCTCGATGCAGATCCGTCCTATGGAAAATGGTTACCCGACCAAGGACATCCTGCCCTTCTCTGACGTTACTCTGACACCTGATGAGGTAGAAGTATCTGATAACGCATCTATTTCTACTAGATTCAACTTCCCCGCCCCTGTGTTCATTCCCGAGTCTGAGGAACATTGCTTTGTTCTGTTCTCCGACTCCAACGAATATAAGGTTTGGATCTCTCGTATGGGTGATATTGACATCACTGGCACGAGAACAATCTCCGAGCAACCGTATGCTGGTGTTCTGTTCAAATCGCAGAACGCATCTACATGGACTGCTGACCAATATGAGGACTTGAAATTTAACTTGTATCGTGCAGTATTCGATAATAATGTAGTCGGTACAGCAACGTTCAATAACTCTGAACTGGGTCTTGGTAATGATGGTATCAGTTCTTTGACTGTTAACCCTCTGGTTACTATTCAACCCAAACAGGTGATTACTCTGCCTACTGGTAATACCTATAACTTCACAGTTGGTGCTCGTATCATTCAGTCGCCGTCCAACGCCGAGGCAACTATCGAAGAATTCGATAGTACATCCAACCCACAGACTCTGACAGTAACATCGATTGTTGGTGCATTCCAGCAAGGTTTCATTGATGGTAACGGTGATCCGTTCCAAGCAATGAAGTCTTCACAATCTCTTGCTACTATTGTAATGTCTACCGTCAACAACGGTACATTTGAAGCAGGTGATGTGATCACTGGTTCGTCTTCTGGTGCTACTGCTGTGGTCACTGCCTATGATGCAGGCACACAGACCATCACTGCCAACTACGTTGACAGTCAGTTTGACGTTGCTAACGATACTCTGTCCGAACCTGGTGGCGTATCTGGTACGCTCTCTTCTGCCAGTTACAGTGGTGACTCCTTTATTGCTTATCCAGCATTGACTCCTACTGCTCGCGCTACCGACAAGAAAGTTGTTGTTATCCATCCCAATCACGGTATGCATAACAGATCTAACAACGTCAAGGTCTCCAACGTCACTTCTGAAATCCCTGATACCGAACTGACTGCTACGCTGTCCAGTACAGCAACTAGCATCAGCGTCTCTAACGCTGTCTCGTTCCATAGAGTTATCAACGGCAGAGCAGTGAGCACAACCAATCCTGGTTATGTCGTGTTGGTTGGTGATACTATTCAGCGTCCTATCGGCGCTCTACCTGGTACAGATGGTGGCACAGATGCCTGGAACTGTGTGTTTGAAGAACTGAACAGAGAAGTCATTGCATACTCTGCTATCAGTGATGATGGTCAGACTATTACTGTTGCTCCTTCTGGTCGTGCATCTGATGGCACTGCTGCCCAAGAATGGCCAGCTGGTTCTATTGTGAGATGCTACAACCTTGATGGTATCCCACTGACTGAAATCAATAAGGTCCACACTCAAATTCAAGATCCCACGCTCGACTCCTATGCTCTGGTAACTCAATCTGTTGCTAGCGTAGGTATTAGAAGTGGTGGTTATCAGGTTACAGCAACTAAGAACGTTCCGTTTGAATTGCTGACACCTACAATCCAGATTATGCAATTCAAGGAAACAGGTGTTTCACCTACCCTGAACACAACATCTGGTACATCGATCGGTAATGGTAACACTATTGTTGACCAAGCATCGTTCGTGAACAATGGTGTGTATGATGAGATTCAGTTGAATGAAGAGAACTATTTTGATAACCCCAGGATCATTTGCTCGGCATTGAACGAAGCAAATAAACTTGAAGGCAGTAAGTCGATGACCATGAAGGTCAACATTAACACGACAGTAAATAATCTGTCGCCTGTCATTGACTTGGATAGAGTTTCTGTGATTACAACTTCCAACAGAATCAATAGTTGGGATGGTGGTGCCTCTGTCCTGGGTCTACAATCTGAAATCAATCCTGATGCGGATGTTTCTACCCTGCCTTATGGTGATCAGAATGATGCTGTCTACCTCACTCGTGTTGCTAGACTTGCAAATACTTCTAGATCTATTCGCTTGATGATCTCTATGCAGAGATATGGCGATTCCAATATTGAAGTCTACTATCGCACCCAGAAACCTGGATCTGAGAAGCAGATGAACGATATTGGTTTCGTAAGAGTTCCTGTCCCTGATGTTGGTTCTACTAATGCAGGTGAGGAAGAGTGGGAAGACTTTGAATATGTGGTAGAAGGTGAGGAGTTCCAAGCATTCCAGATCAAGATTGTGATGAAGTCCACCAACCAAGCGAAAGTTCCCCTGATTAAAGATATGAGAGCCATTGCATTTGCATCATGAAGAATGGAAAACCAAGATTCGTCCCTGTTGTTGGGGACGAAAACAGAGGTCTTTATAGGGACACTGACTCCAATGCCATCCTCCTTAGGGACAAGGATGAGTATGATAAATACATGAAGTCCTACAATGAAAGACAAAAAAAGAAGCAGGCATTCGATGATTTACAAAATCAAGTGAATGACCTAAAATCTGATGTGTCAGACATTAAAAGTCTACTTTTACAATTAGTTAATAAGGAGAAGAACTAATGCCCGCTGATGTGACCGAAACTCAATCCCCCGAAGATCTGCTCGCAGGGTTCAAACAACGTTACCAAGCACTTGCTGACGAGACCCGCAAACTGCAAGCAAAGATTCGTGAGAATGAGCAACAAGGACTGAAACTCCTGGGTGCTATTGAGACCCTGGAATATCTCAATCCTCATCTTCCCGAAGCACCTGCTGAGGAAGAAGAAACAACCGAAGAATGATAAAGAGGACCTTCGGGTCCTCTTTTGTTTTGGGTATAAATAGACAAGAGAAGACCCTTGCCCCCGCTAGCGTTCATATAAACAATGGCAAATAGAATCCAGTTAAGACGTGACGGTGCTCAGCAGTGGGCAAACGTCAACCCAGTCCTTGCCCAAGGCGAACTTGGTATCGAACTCGATACCTCGCGTCTGAAAATCGGGGACGGTGTTACTCCGTGGAACTCATTGAAATATGAGAGACCCCTCGAAACGGAATCGAACACCGCCAACACTCTCGTTAAAAGAGACGCTGATGGTAACTTTGAAGCAGGTGCCATCAATGCCACGCTGATTGGTAACGCTGCTACTGCTACCAGACTTGCCAACGCTAGAAACTTCACCCTGACGGGTGACATGTCAGGTTCTGCGTCGTTTGATGGTTCTGCCAACATCAACATCACGGCAGAACTGAACTACCAACCTGGTCTGCCTCATTATGATGAGAATGACCTGAATGCTACTGGCACATACACAAGACTTGTTATTGACTCTCGTGGTCGTGTTGTCACAGGTGACAATCCCACAACCTTGACCGACTATGGTATTGGAGACGCTCAACCATTATCGGCCGACCTGACTGCTATTACTGGCATCACCACTATTGGTATGCTGACCAGAACTGGAACTGGTACATATGCCACACGTCAGGTAACTGGTGCTCCTGGTCGTATTGTTACCTCTAATGCTAACGGTCAGACTGGCAACCCGCTGGTGGACCTTGCTGATACGCCAGTCGTTATTGGTTCTTACAACCCAACTGGTTCTGTTTCACTGGATCAACCAGAAACTTCTGTTGCAGAGTCTGGTACGATTCACCAGACAGTCAATACAACTGAATTTACTGTTGACAGATATGGTCGTCTGACCTATGCCGTCACTGCACCTATCTCTACCGCAAGAGAAGGTACTCTGGCACCTGTCTATGATAATGCTACTGCTTACGCTCGTTATGATAAGGTCAAAAATGGAGATGATCGCCTGTATGAGGCTATCCTTCCTATTAACGCTGGCGGCGGTGAACCGACACACACAGATACCTCCGATACAGGGTCTTGGAGATATCTCGGATCTGCTCTGACACCTCAGAAGGGTCTTGCATCCTTCTCCCAAGAAGACTTTGATGTAACTGAGTGGGATCACGCTGGCGGTATCCAAGGTGGTTACGTCAAGATTGCTGAGCGTGGCGTTGATAACCTTCAACTACAAAATAACAGAGTCTCCTTTGCTGATGGAAATACAAAAGAAGACTTTGAACTTGATCAGGAACTTACTGCAACCACTGGATACAGAGGATTCAACTATCTTAACTATGTCAAAGTTAATGATACGAGTGGCAATCTTCTGTTTGGCGCTAATAATACAGGGGATGGTGGCGCTGGTGAGATTGATGTCAATGTCCGCTCCTATTTCTCGGATCCTAATATTGATCTTGATGGTGCCACTGATCAACTCATTGATAAGTATGGCGAAGGTAA